ATCAATAGAATGTACGTTTAGGTCTAGGCTTGTCTTAGTGCTACCATCTTTAGCTTGATACTCAGTTTGTGAAAGTTCACCAGTTATTGAGATTTGATTTCCCTTAACAAGAAACTCCTTCATTTTTTCTGCTTTATTCCAACAGGTAGCCCGAACCCATAGAGTCTTTTGTTTATCTCCAAAACCCGTAGAGCTTGCCGCTGAAAAAGTTAATACAGCCTTTCCACTTGGAATAAATCTTAACTCTGGATCAGATCCAATTCTTACTAATCCACTAAATATGTTGCTCATTCTTGTTCCTTTATTGATTCCATTAAAAATTCCAGATCCATTCCAGCGATCCAGTTAATTGTTGTGGCTTCACTTGCACCAAAGTAAAACACCAGTGCCAGCAACAATTCATCGTCACCGGGCCTTTCACTGGCAGGGCGGGTAAATGCTTCAAAGTCGTCGGTACGCTTAAACACGGTGGGTATAATTTCCTGATCTTGCGCGTCAACCAACTGCTGTTGGATAAGCGAGTCAGTCACTAGCTGTTCCATTTCTCGTGTGGGTGCGTAAGGTGCAACTATTGCTTCAAATAAGTCGTTCATACAATCGCCTCTTTTGTTGCGTCAATTAGATTTAAAAATTCGTTGAGTCTTTCATCTAAACTTTTCAAATCAGTTTTATATGCGTCTCTATGGAGTCTGTGAGTGATTAATTGCTTACCATCTGGAAAGTCAGCGCAGTAACTCACAAAGTCCACCCAATCCCTACCAGTGGCGTGTAAATGCCCCATTAACTGCCAGTGGTAAGCTGGATCATGTGAGTTACGTTTTAGAGTCGCATAATGCGTGGTTGATATAACACTTTTAATCTCAATAATACCGTCATTGCCTACCAAGCCATCTGGTGAACTCCCCCAGGTATCGCTGGCAAAAAAACCGCCATTGGTCACGGTTACAAAATTTTCATGCTCGTACAGTTCGCGTGCAATCGGCTCTTGTTCGTGTCCACGCTCCATGTGGGCATTGGTAAAGCTCACACCAGACTTGCGCCCAGTTACTTGCTCAAGTGCAAGTTGTAATGCGTAGGCCTTGGCTGGTTCACCAAAGGCCTTACCCAAATTAGCCATAAACTTTGAAGCGTTGGACATGGTTGCCTTACCCAGGCGCATTGCAAACCATTCATCCGAGTTCTGCTCGACTTCGTGAAACTTAAGCGACATCTTTACACTCCTGCATCAATAGTGCTTGATGTTCTGTGCTTATAATTGCCTTGCTTAATACCGCTTGAAGATTGCCATCACGAATAAAGGCATCTTTAGCGTTTTGCCAGCCTTTCGTATTGGGAACGATTGTTGGCTTAGGTGCTAGAGCTGGTTTATTGCCATTTCCAACCGCTGCATTTGCGTCATCATCTTCCTGAGCAAGCCCACAAATAGCTGCCCATGAATAACGTCTTGCATAAGTGCAAGTGCTACCTATGGATTGGGCATCATGCTTGGTTATGGGTAGCGAAAGGGTTTCGCTGATCCATTCGCCCGTTGAGTGCAACATCATCGTCTCAACATGCACCATGTCGGTGTAGGATAAGAATTGCATAACACTCAAGCCATTCTCTGCCAGTACAGTTTTACTGACGTTAATGACTTCACTCAGATCCGCATACTTCGACTTGAAGAAAGGGTTGGCACTGTTTTTCTTTGGATTACTAAGTTCTAGCTGTGCTTTTGATAGTGCCAAAGCTAAGTTGGCAATAGATTCTGATTTGTTCATTTCAACCTCTGCTATAATGTGCGCTAGATTCAGCTCTTGAATAATTCTTGCTGTATCTGTTGATGTAAAAGTTAATGTTTATCCGTCTTGCTGGCTTGTTCCGTCGAAAGTCAAAGTCAGCAAGGCTTTCAAATAGCCATTTAAGCAGCTTCATTCTCAACTCTCCTCACAGTGAACTTTTTAACTACTTCATCCAATCCAGAGTAGGCAGCTTCTGCTTTCGCTTTGCGTTCCGCAGTTAGTCTATCAGTGGCATAAACAGAGGTTGAATAGCTCGGACCTTTCTTGAAATTTATTTCTACATGAAATTTACTCATTAGCACATCCCCATTAATTCTTCTTGAATACGTCCCAGCCAGTAGGAGCTGATGAACTCGCCCACTTCGACGGATTGCACTGATACGCCAGTAATGTCTATGCTTGCTGGACAACCTGGGTAATTAAGCGTTTCAGCTTCCTTGGGTTGATAATCAAACTCAACATCAAATACAAGGCCGTTTATATCTACAATTGCTTCGCTCATCACTCTTCCCCAAACATATCGACTAGACTGCTATCCGATACTGACTGCCATGAAGTAGCCGCCTCGACTGGTATATAAACAGCCAGCAATGCAATCAGCACCATCGTGAGCAGACAGGCGAAAGCAATCTTGCCGCGTGTAATTCTTGCTTCTTCATCGTGCCAATGGGCGTCATGCTCGTCAAGTTGACGCTGGCGAGGGGCTTGGTCTTTATTAATCAAACTCATTTCAAATTCCTTGTAGTTGAATTGAAAGCTACCTCTTGTTTTTCACCTTCAAACAACTGATTGACGGTGTAGATTTGCCCCTCAGTGATAATGAAAATGCCCGATTTAGTCTTTTCCATCTTGACGTACTGGTCGTGGGTGTAAGCTTGACTAGCTGCAACGCCCAGCGAAAAGATGATGATTCCCATAACCAACTTGCTTAATTTCGTATTCATTTTATTTACCCTTAATTATTATTGTTACTACATTTTATTAAAGCTATCTACTCCGCCAGTGCGCGTCTCAATACTATGAGTGAGTAGATAGTTGTAATAATGCTGGTCACGTTATCCAGCAGTACAACAACAAATTTTCGACGATGGGTTGTTGTACTCGTTAATACAGCCCGCGATAGGTTTACGAAGTCGAGTATTTCGCGCCTGTATTCTCGGTGTTTATATCCCCAACATCCGAAAGGGTCATGATTATTCGTTATCCCAAAAAGTCCCCCACAATTAAGTGAGGGTATAGAGTTGGCCTTCGGGCCGAGGGTTAATCTTTCAGCGTTTCCGTGCTGTTGAGGGATAATATACCAAATGGTAAATAATGAGTCAATATCATTTGGTATATTTTTCAAACAAAAGCCTACGCAACACCATATGTGTTTGATTAAACGCAGTATTTATTTTTCGACAGACGTAAAAAAACCGCAATTAAGCGGTTTGGTGGGGGATTTGGGTGGGGGTTATTTTAAAAACTTAGCGTCTGGCAATGTAAAAGGTGGGTGACTATCAAGGTCGGCAATCAATACAACACCATCAAGGTACTTGTAATGCAGGATAAACTCAGAGGTCCAGTCGCCATGCTGGTTTGTTTTGTCGTAGTCAGGAATGCCTATGTGGTAATGATAAAGACTATTCTCTTGAGCAAATTTAACCTTCTCAATAAAAAGATGGTCGTTTTTATCGACATTAGTTGATGATTTATTTCGTCCTGGCAATCCTGCAAAGCCATTAATATCAACATGACTAGCAAAATCTGCAATTTTTTGTTGATCTTTTACAGGGAAATTATTGAATCTATTTATTAATACTTCGCCAAACTTAACCGTTAATCCTTTGTTGATTTTGACTTCATCCATTCTTGAAATTCCTTAAAACTTAGATTGCTTGGCATGGCATGTGATGGAGCTGCAAGCGCTTTTTTCATTTTATCTAAGTCAAAATTAAATAACTTATCTGCCTTTTTTTTCTCAAGAGTAATTGACATGGTGTCTCCGACTAATTTAGGCCGCTTAACGGCTCTTGTGTGTTTAGTATAACGCCAATCCTGCCATCAACTCTCCTTTTTTCTATTCTGCGCACTGCTTAAAAGACTCTTAAAACTCATCGTCCGTGAGTGATCGTTGGCATCTTTGCATGGAGGCTCGCAGTAGCAGGCATTATTTTTACAGCTCTCTTTTATCAAACCAATGTAGCGCTCATTAATCTCCAACGCTTCTTTATGCCTATCCATTACACAGCGATCCTGTTCAATCGCCATCTCTTTGAGCATGAGACGACTATCGTGATCGCTTACGCGTCTATCGTGGGCTTGCGGCTGTTGGACTGGCAGGTTCACCCCCCCCCCCCCCACATTTTCAACTGGGGTTGTCAAGGTTTTATTTGTGTTATTTTCGGTTATTTTGGGTGATTGAGTTAACTGATCTAGCATCAAATCAATTAATTTTTGTTGTTCTGGTTGTAAATTATTGAACTTATCAAGAAAAGGAGATGGGGCATAATTCTTTATTTCATCATCTAAATTCTTTGAGCCTTCACCTGTAATCAACCAGATCGGATTGCATCCAAATCGTTTCGCTAAGTTAACAGCCGTATCTAACCCTGGTAAAGCATTTCCATTAATCCAATTATTAACAGTTGGTTGGGCAAACCCTAACCATTTAGCCATTTGCGTTTGTTTTACGGGCGCGTCATTACATTCTCTCCAAACAAGACCTAGTCGCTTTGCAAATTCTGGATACTTTACTTGATCGCTCATTCGTACATTATCGAATAATACGCAATCCAAATAACCTATTGATTTTTTATCCAAATAGCCTATAATCTGATTCATAATAAATAAATGGTCTTAAAAATGGACGTTATAGAGAAAATTAGTAGTTGCGGAACACAACAATTTATTGCTAACGCTCTTGGAGTTAGGCAGTCAAATGTAGGCGCTTGGCTTACACCTAACAAAAATAAACGTGTTCCTATACCTCCAAAAAGAGCAAGGCAGATATCGGAACTAACCGGCATACCCCGCGAAGAAATCCGCCCCGACATCTTTGGTAAGTAATTATGGCAAGAGACATCACCACATCGGTCAGGCTCGACGAAATGCTCGATAAATTTCTGACAGGTATGGCAAAGAACGACAGACGTACAAAGGCAACTTTGTTCTACATCATTCTCGAAGATTACGCTAAAGACCATGACTACATCGAATGGCTGGAAGAAAACAGTGTACCCAGAATACCCAATAAGCGGCTTGATTAGAAGGCGCTAATGTAGAAAGCCAGTGGCGAAAATCTACGGTTAATTATTTGTATTTTTTAGATTTTAGTTCTGTAAGTTTGTAAATAGAAAAAGTAACACAGTCACCGACGCTTTAGTTTAGCCCTTACCAGAGGTTAATTCGGAACATATTTGGTAGATAGCACAATCGTAACGGGGATAGGCCGACCGTGACTGGAGACAGTCGACAAACACCGCCAAAGTGATGTACCTCAAGGATGACAAAGGGTTTGGGCGCTCCCCGGCTGAAACATACCAGCTAAAGCGTCGAGTGTAAATTTACGATTTTGGACTAGGCCGGTGTCAATCAGCACCTAACAACTAACAACATGTGTCCTATCACATACGGTCACATATAGCCGAATACCGCCCAGATGAAAGTCAGGACAAAGAAAAGCCCCAAGATCTCCGCAAGATTCACTGGGGCTTATTGAAATTAATCAACGATGGAAATTATAGCATGAGCAAAAAAATGATACCCAGCGAAACGTCAAAAAAACTAAGTATGGATGACAAGTTTATAGATGACTTATCAAAACAACTCTCTTTGGCAAAAAAGAAAAATTTGAACGTAATTACACATCAGCCTACTCGTCTTGCACGTTTGGGAACCCTACTTGCTGATGCAGGATGGAAGGAGCAGTTATCAGAATTGTATGCGGTTCTTGGTGGTGATCCTGCGGGAATGGCTATTGCTTTTAATTGCAAAGTTAAAAAGATGTTTGGTTTTTCAGTGACCCATGAAATGAATGAAACACAAGCTTATGCAATCACTAGCGTAAGGCTGGTAGCGGCCAGAGTTTGCGCCGATGGTATAGATCATAAACTAGAAAAGCATGTGATTATCGAAAAAATATGGGACGTAGTTGAGCAAATAGCCAACTCGCACAAACAACTTGAAAGGCTTTTGAAATGAATGAATTAACCGCATTACCAGATATGAATCTGGAAGAAGCAACCGCCAAGCATCAAGAATTAAAGGCGATTCATGGAGTAGCACGATCAATGCTCCTTGAAATGCGTGATCGTAAAGGCTGGAAGGCTTTGGGGTATTCATCGTTTGAAGATTATGGCGATAAAGAGTGGGGATATAAAACATCTTATCTTTATGGGATAACGAAAGCCGCTGAAATTCAAAAGGTTATAGAAAATTCCGCCATGGCGGAAAAAGAAATACCAGAGCGTCAACTTCGCCACTTATCACAAGTACCAGATGATATTAAGAAGCAAATCTGGGATGAAGTGAATGAAGAAAACAAGGTGGTTACTGCTCAACTAATTGAACGGGCAGTTAATCAATACAAGGATGAATTAGCAAAAAAAGACTCTTTATTAACGGCTGTCAGAGCGCAACGTGATGAATGGAAAGAAACTAGAGATTTAAAAATAAACTCACTAACTGAACAACTCAATCAGATTGAAGAAAGCAAGCAAGAAGTAATAAAGCTTAAATCAGATATGGCAAGGATTAGAGAGAGCCAATCCGAAACAATAAACAAAGGTGTTACTGAAAAACTCCGCGAGATTCAAGCAGAAGTTGACCACAAACAACGCTCTATCAATTTATCAGAAAGGCGAATTATTGAGCTTAAGCAACAAGAAGTAGAGCTTGAGCAGCGAGTTGGTAAGGTTGTGCGTCATAACAAAGCAATTGCAGAAGTCCATGGCTTGCTTGAGTCACTTTACTGTCCAATCTTTTCAATCATGGATAACAAGGAGTGGGATGTACCAAACGAGATCATTAATGACTGGGAAAAGATAAGAGTCACGATTGAGAGCCTATTAAGTACCACTAATTTGCTTTGCTCAAACCTACATCAGCCACCTGTATTAAGAGTCGTTAGCGGAGATTTGGTATGAGTATTGAAACAATCGAATTAATAAGATTGGCTAGAGTTCGCAGCAGGATCATGAAGGAAACTGAGGATAACATACCTTTGCCTGATGGGTTTGTTGCTATAGATCATGACGCAGGAACGCTACTTAGGGTCGCAATGGCTGCAATAAAGAATGGAATAAAAAATAACCCAACAGCAAGCGATATTTGCTGTGTTGCAGAAGGATATGCGCTATTGGAAGATTTGCATGAAGTTATAACAGGCGGTCGATTCGATCACAAATAGACATGAAAAAGCCCACGCACTCGCGAAAGTAACTGTGGGCTTTACTGAACTTAACCAGCAAGAGAATTATACATGAAACTTAGAGACTACCAAAACCAGATAATAACAGACACCCGACAATCCTATGGTAAGGGCAATCGGCGCATTATTCTGCAAATGCACGTCGGCGCAGGTAAAACCGTAGTAGCGGCTGAAATAGCACGGTCATCGGTTGCCCAGTTAAAGAAAGTATTATTTTTAGTACCACGCAGACAGCTCGCGTACCAAGCGGTGCAAACCTTTACGAATTATGGCATTAACACCGGCTTAATCATGGCGGGTGAAAGGCCTTTTGGTATGCCGCTGCTACAAGTGGGTAGCTTTGACACCATTACCAGTCGCGTCAAAGCTGGTGCAATGCAGTTACCGGCTGCCGACGTGGTTATGGTAGACGAAGCTCATGCTTGTTTTAGTCAAGCACGTCTTGCCTTGCTAGGTCATTACCCGTTAGTGATTGGCATAACAGCAACACCAGCACTGGCAAATGGTAAAGGCATGGGTGCGTTTTATAAAGATATAGTCGAAGGGCTATCCATGGCGGCTATGGTGGATCAAGGTTATTTAGTACCCATGAAATACTACGGAGCTGACGCGCCAGACCTGGCACTGGTAAAGCTTAATGCAGACGGTGACTATCAAGAGAAAGGACTTGCTGAGGCTACCGACAAACCCGAATTAATCGGATCAATCTATGCGAACTACAAGCGTATAGCAGGCGATAGAACCACGTTAATTTTTGCGGTCAACTGCAAGCACGCCCAGCACATTCATGACGAATTTAAAAAACATGGTGTCGCGGTGGAATATATCGACGGTAGCACGCCAACCGAGGACAGAGAGTCGATTAAAACGCGCGTCATGGCCGGTAAAACAAAAGTTATAGTCAATATAGGGGTTATGGCATTTGGTACTGACTGGCCGATTATTTCCTGCGTGATTATTGCCAGGGTCACGCGCAATATTTCAAGCTGGATACAAATGATCGGGCGCGGCTCTCGATTGCACCCAGGCAAAGAAGATTGCTTGGTGATTTATCACGGTGACAATTTTGAGGACTTGGGGCGCATTGATGATGCGATTGAATGGACCCTAGATGATAAGTCAACCATACGAGAACGCAAAGAAGCCGCGAAGAAAGCCGCAAAAGAACCTAAAGACATTAAGTGCAAGTGTGGTTATGTGTTTCGTGCGTCAAGAGTCTGCCCGTCCTGCGGTGTGGCAATGCTTCAAAAAGGCGAAGCGATACCCTTTCACCAAGCCGATTTAAAAGAGTTGATTAAAACTGAAAAGTTTAGCAGCGATTACAAAGAAAAGTTTTATCAAGAATTATTAGGCTATTGCCGACGTAACAGCAAGAACGACGGCTATGCCTTTCATTTGTACATTGAGAAATTCAAAGTGCAGCCGGCATGGCGAAAAATAGCAGCTGATCCAACACCCGAAGTGATTGGTTTTGTACAACACCGCCAGATTGCAAGATCAAGGGCGGCAGCGTGAGAGTCGATATAAAACAAGAATGTCAGGGCAGATGGGCGCCAATTTTGACAAATTTGGGCATAAATGCGGAGTTATTTAGTGGTAAACATCAGCCTTGCTTGTTTTGTGGCGGCAAAGACAGGGCGCGTTGGGATCGGCAAAAAGAATTTTACTACTGTTCACAATGTGGATCTAAACAACCGATTGATATGGCAATAGAACACACTGGATTGTCATTTAAAGAAACTACCAATTTAATCAGGCCGAACGTAATGAATACAGCGCTAAAAATAGTCAAGCCAGTCGACACGCAACAAAACGAAGTGCGCATCAAGAAAATACATGCAGGGCTAAAGCGCATTACACCTGATTCATTCGTGGCTTTATATCTGGCTAAACGTGGGATTAAGATTCTACCGGATGCCGATTGCTATCAGCATGACGCGGTTGAGTATTGGCAAGAAGGCGAAAAGAGTCTGCACCCTGCGATGGTGTCAGTGTTCAGGACACCCACCGGCGAGGTGGCAACTTACCATATTACTTATTTGAGCGAGGATGGCACGAAAGCCGATGTGCAAACGCCTAGAAAGGTATTGCCGGTTATTCATTCATTGGCTGGGGCAAGTATCAGGCTATTCAAGGTTGATATTGATTTGGCTATCACAGAGGGAATTGAAACCGCACTGGCAGTCACTCAAGAATATGGCGTGCCTTGTTGGGCAGCAGGATCAGCCCAAGCCATGAATAATGTTGTCATTCCTGAGTCAGTAAAAACGGTCTGGATTTATGCAGATTCAGATGAAAGCTTTACCGGACAGAAAGCGGCTTATGATTTGGCTAACCGGCTAAAAGTAAAAGAAGGTAAAACGGTGCGAGTGGTTACGTTGATCGATCAACGACCAGTCGAAGATTATGGCGTTAAGTATGACTTTAACGACTACGCCATTTTGAAAGCAAATTCCTGACTGAAAATGACTGAGTTTATAGACATGATAGAAAGCAGTTTTACAGTGAAAGCTAAAGCCATAAAAATTAACGACAAGGTGGTTATGCGTGAGGGTGAATTTCAGGGTGTTAGAGATATGTCAGTTAAGGTTAGTGGGAGGCGTTGGTGATAGCTGAAATGTTAGAAAATATGACACATGGCTTAAAAATGATATTAGCAGGGCTATTTATTATTATTGCAGCACCGTTTGCAGCGTTACAAGATTGGTTGTGGCCTGAATGAAAGTCACTTTTGTAATTGATGAACGTGGGGCTTTTCATGCTCAGAAAACTATAGGTGATTTGCCCACTGATAGAAGTATTGAAGTCATCATACAAAAGCACGTCAAAAAGCGTACAGGTGGACAGAATCGTTACCAATGGAAAGCGATATTAGGCGACATTTCGCGGCAAGTCAGAATCAACGACAAAGGATACACGCCTAAAATCTGGCACGAACACTTAAAAGAACTGTTTTTACCCGACAAAGCCATTGAAGGACTAACACTCCCAGACTATGTGAAATGGCAGGAAATGCCGGACGGCTCGCTAAAAATGGTTGGTAGCACAACGAAGCTAACGACTAAGGGTATGAGTGTGTATTTTGAGCAGTTATACGCCTACGCGGTGTCAGAGTTAGACGTGAGGTTTTCAGCGCATGAGTAAATTACGTGCCAGCGCTAGAGGTCAAGAGTGTTTAGTAAGAATACCTGGCGTCTGCAATCACAATTCGGAAACGGTGGTTTTAGCTCATTTGAACGGTGGTGGCATGGGTATGAAAACGCATGACATTCATGGGTCATATTGCTGCTCAAGTTGTCATGACATGCTTGATGGTCGCGTTAGTCGCAGTTCTCACGAATACACAGGCCCAGAGTTGAAGCTGATGCACTACGAAGGCATAAAGAGAACGCAGGATTATTGGCTGTCAATCGGAATGGTAATAACAAAATGATAATCGAGTTTGATTTACCCGATAAACAGTTAAATCCAAACAACAAAAACGGAAAGCATTATCAAGCTTATCGAGCGGCTAAAGACAAGGCGAAGGAAACAGCTAGGGTATTGACTTTAGCGGCTTGGAACAAAAACCCACACACAATTTATGTTGAAACACTCAGCATTACTTTTATTTATCCAACGCTGCATAACCGAGATTTAGATAACGCGGTTGCTTCATGTAAGGCACACATAGACGGAATGTGCAGTGCATTTGGCTTTGACGATGGAAAATTCACAACCATGATTTTGAAAAAAGAATATCAAAAGGGTGTTAGTAAAATGATTTTTGAGATTTGAGATTTAAGGAATACTAATGACTGATGACTTATACCCCGTGTTTGAACTGCTTCAAACACGCCTAGAGCAAGGCTATTACTTTGGTAAGCAAGGCAATCGTTGGTGGTTGTTTGACCATGATGGAGATGGTCACTGCTCTGGGTTAACAATACGAGAATTGCTCACTAACTTAATTTTTGTGGATTGCTAATGACTGAACTATTTTACATCCCATTTTATTTATCAGTAATAATTTTTATGTTTGTCATGTATCAGCTAAATAGGTGGCCTTAATGAAACGATTTATCGAGATGATAATCATCAGGGCATTGCTGACAGTTGTTTTAATCATTGCAAGCCCTGCTATTTTATTTGATTTATGGAGAAAAACGCATGAGTGAAGATATCATCAACAACCCAAAGCATTACGTCACGGGTGGCATTGAAACCATCGACTTTATAGAAGCCAAAGCATTGGGTTTTAACTTAGGCAACGTCGTCAAGTACATTAGCCGGGCAGATCATAAAGATAAGCGCCTTGACGATCTGGAAAAAGCCCGCTGGTATTTGGATCGAGAAATACAGAATGCTTACCGATGACGTGCTGGCCAATGCTCAAATTTCCACCCGTCAATCTGTTTAGTGCGCCTGTGCGTGTGGCTAACTGTCAGCATACGCATTGGGCGGTCTATTACTCGTATAACAAGCGGGTTTGTATAGATTGCAGACTCGAACAGCCGCTGTTATCAATCGCGCCGGAACACCAACGATAATTGAAAATATTGCAATAATTGCAAATATGGTATAATCAACCCAAATAATATTTGGAATGGTTATGGATCAGTTAATCGAACAGCTTAAACGGCATGAAGGCTATAAGGCGCATACCTACCGCTGCACAGCAGGGAAGAAAACAATAGGCTATGGTTACAACTTATCAGCTAATCCGCTTAAATTGTCCAGCCTCGAACTCTATCACGCTCAACTCGTTGGTATGGGTGAGTATGAAGCTGAAAGATTGCTAAAGCTGATGATTGCCAAGATTACCGATCAACTCGAAGAAGCCCTGCCAGTGATTAACCGGCTCGATACCGTCCGTCAAGATGTGCTAATCAACATGACGTATAACTTGGGCTTAGTTGGTCTGCTGAAATTCAAGAAAATGATTCTTGCACTCGAAAAGAAAGATTACCAAAAAGCCTCGATTGAAATGCTAAACAGTAAATGGCAAAGCGATGTAGGCCAACGCGCACAAGAACTGTCTACTCAGATGATCACGGGAGTTTATGCAACATGAAAGAATTTTTTATGTCACGACTACAAGAGCCGTCAAGCTGGCGTGCTGCTATCTGGGTTGCAACCTCGTTTGGTCTGGTGGCTTTCAAAGGTGAGCAAGCAGAATCTATTATCGCTTTGGGCATGGCTCTTAGCGGTGCTGTGGGTGTCGTTACTCCTGACAAACTGCACCATGATAAATAAATGCGAAGTATTGCCAAAATCCATAGAGCCTATTGGCTGGACAACAAACATTATTGATGGCGGTCAAGCTGTCTTATCCTGCCAGGTGGAATAACATGAATGTAAAAAATATCGTCATCAGCAATTTCTCAGCGTTAATTCTAGGCGGCAAGCTCTGGACGGATGCCAGGCATTTAGTATCAACAATTAATGGCGATACCAAGTTAACCGGCCCACAGAAACGCAAAGCAGTATTCAAAGATTTGCAGATTCTAGCCGGTGACGCAACTGCGTTAATTCTAAACGTAGCGATTGAACTCGCCACACTCTGGGTTAAGGGGTTGTAATGGCCTATTCAGAACACGTCGAGAAAATAGCAACCGTTTTACAAAATACAACTTATGGTGTCAGTGGTGGCTTAGTATTAAGCGACTGGCTTTCGATACTTGACAGTCATGCAGCGGCTTTCGGTGTCGTACTGGGTATGTTGACGTTTACCACTAATCTGATCTTCCAGTATTTGAATCATCGGGCAATAGCCAAGAAATAATATAAAAATAAAGCTTGATTAATACGAACAACGCGCGTATAATTTAATCATGGTTTCAACAACTGGAACCCTTTTTAAGAGATACGACGATGAGCAAGAAATTATTACCAACACACAAATTAACTTTTGTTAGATCAATTGCTAAAATGAGATTGAACAATTTTGGCGCTGATATTTACACGGGAATTGACGGAAAAGCTTATGTTATTTGTGATAACTTAACATCACAAATCCCTTACGCAAACACCGAGTTTGTTAACTTAGATGCATGTGAATCTTGGCTTGAACAAATACCTGGAAATGCCGCAGGTAAATTGTCCACGGTTTTAGAAAGATTAATACCGTAATATGAATAACCCAACACCCGAACAAATCAAACAAACTCGCAAGGACGCGGGTTTAACACAAACACAGGCTGCTGACTTGATTTATAAGTCATGCAGAGCCTGGCAGCAGTATGAAAAAGGAGACAGGGAAATGGACAAAGCGCTGTTTGAACTATTTATGATTAAGGCGGTTAAAAATGGCTGATTTAAACGCTGAGTTTGAAGATTTTGATTTTGATATAGATATGTTTGAAGATGATGAAAGCACGCCAACAGCGTCAAAATTCGCACGCGTAAAGCGATATAAGCGCCCATCATGCGTCAAATATAAATATGCTCAAGAGTTAGTTAAAGATATTGGCACTGTTGAAGAAGGCGAACACATCAACGCCATCGTCAGCGGTAATTTCATTGCTGGTGATTTAATCGAGTCTTATCTGTTCGATAACAACCTGATAGCAGAGGAAATATTAATATCAACGCTGTCAATGAGTCGTGAAAATGTTGATAGCCTTAAAAATATTCAAGACTTCAAGCTTAATGGCGTAATGGGTCTGGTTATTTCTGATTTCTATTTCTCACATGAAAGAAAGTCGGGCATAGAAGATATAGCCAATGAGCTTGGCAATGGTCAATTTGCTTTAGCTGTTGCTGGAATACATACAAAAATAACACTAATTAAAACGGTTTGCGGCCAACACATCATCATCGGTGGATCTGCAAATCTTCGCAGCTCAATGAACATCGAACAAATAACAATTGATAACTGTCCGGTCTTATATGCGTTTCATCGTGAATGGATGGCTGACATACTCAATAAATACCAAGCAACTCATACAATGCTCAGAAGGGAAAAGTTATGGCAACAGGTAGCGAAAGTAGAGGAACAAAAAAAGGCAGCAAAGGAAAGTTTAGAACACCTAAATTAAGCGACGCACAAAAAAGAAGTAATAAGCTAAAAAGGTCGCTAAAAGTAAAGGGTGCAAAAACATCAGTATCAACTAAAAATTCAGCGGTTCCATTTTAATTTATGGCAAAAACTTTAGAAGATGCCCTAGCATTGTTTCGTTCCGGCAAAAGCCCGCGAGAGTGCGACAAATTAACCGGCATTAACTACAAGAAAATAGAGCGAGAAGCCAAAAAACGAGGCATAGAAAAGGGCGATGTGTCGCAATTGGTTTCAAGTATAGCTAAAAACAAGGCTGATTTTGTCGCGTTACCTGTCGCAGTTCAGGACATTGTGACAAAAGAGGTTGATGAACGTATCAAACATATACAAATTTTAAACAATTTAACGCTTAAAAACTTGGCAGTAATGGGGAAAAAAGTAGATGCTGATTTTGAAATGAACGAACACAAATTATTTCAAGAGACTATCAACAAAGCATCAGAACAGCTATTGGGTAAAGATCCGGTAACAGTCATCAACAACACCAACGCCCAACAAAACATCATCGAGCCGGTACGCTTCACACGAGCGGCTGACTAATGGATTATGAGTTGCTCAGTTCACAATATGACTTCGCATTTAGCAAGGCGTTATATCCTGCTATCGTTGGCGGCCTTGGTTCGGGTAAGAGTCGTGCTGGAACAATTCGCCTAGTCACATTGATGCTTGAAGATCCTGGCAGTAATGGCGCGTACTACATGCCGACTTATGACTTGATTAATTTGCGGGCCATGCCTGGTGTTGAAGCGGACTTGGCACTATTAAATATTGAGTTCAAAACCAACAAATCGAATTACACCATCGAAGTCATCAACTATGGCACGATTATATTCAGGTCTTATGATAGGCCGGAACGCATTATTGCTTATGAGGTCGCTCATTCCATTGTTGACGAAATAGACACGCTCACGAAAGACAAAGCCGCGTTAGTCTGGCGCAAGATTTCAGAACGTAACCGACAAAAGCGCGAGATTCCCAACACCATAGGCGCGGTGACTACGCCCGATCAAGGTTTAAACGGCTTCGTCTATGAGAAATGGGTGAAGAAACAGCAAGCCGGTTATGTGCTGTACAAAGCCAGTACGTTTAAGAATAAACATTTACCAGCAGGCTATACCGATCAGATATTGGCTAACTACGACCCAATACTAGCGCAACTGTATCTTGAGGGCGAGTTCGTCTCGCTCAATCAAAACAAAATATATCATTTCTTTGATAGGACTAAACACCATGCTGCTCGATCTCTTACGCCTAACGATAGCGTTATTCATATCGGCCTTGATTTCAATATCGGTGGCTGTTGTGCTGTAGTTTTCATCATCGAAAATAATAACCCGATAGCCGTGGACGAGTTTACCAGTCATGACACGCAAGACTTTATCAACAATCTAACGCGTTATGCCGGTAAGACGTGCATTATCTACCCTGATGCAAGCGGTAAGGCAGGGCGTACTAATTCCAGTCAGTCAGACATCAGCATGATTGCCCAAGCGGGTTATCAGCTTCAATACAAGCCAAGCAATCCAGCGGTAAGAGACAGAATTAACGCTTATAACGGCTTACTTAGTCACGATAGGCTAATGATTAACACGGACACTTGCCCAAACTTAACAAACGCACTCGAAACCCAAGGTTATGACGACAAAGGCGATCCTGAAAAGTGGAACACCCACCCTGCTATTGATGACTGGGCAGATTCCAGCGGCTATTTTATCGCTTATAAATATCCGGTTATCCGGTCTATGGTTACTACACAAATACTAGGATTTTAAGATGAACGGTGAAACCGCAAAGAACGTAAACAAACGCCACCCAGACAGCGAAGAAATGCTGCCTATCTGGGAGAAATGCGAGGATGCACGCGAAGGCCAAACCGCAATACATGAAGCGGGACGAACTTATCTACCTGAGCTATCCGGTCAAAGTAATTCAGAATATCAGGCGTATAAACGACGTGCTGTCTTTTACGGGGCTATGAGTCGAACGGTTGACGCTTTTGCTGGCATGATTATGAGAGTGCCACCCAGTGTTGATAATCCATCACCTTACCTAGATGATGTCACAGGGCATGATTGCAGCTTGACTGAGTTTGCCGGGGAAGTATTGGAAGAGGTCTTGGTGACTGGCTTCGGTGGAATACTCGTTGAACATTCACCAATGGCTCAAGCGGTCACACTCGCACAGGCTCAGGCACTAGGCGCGCGTCCATATCTAGCGTTATTCGATGCCGAATCGATTATTAATTGGCGTAAAGACGGTAAGCGCATTACCCAGCTAATACTCGAAGAAGAAGAATACATCGCAATCTCAGAATTTGAGGGCGAAGAACAGTGCTTTTACCGGGTGCTGGACTTGGATGACATGGGCAACTATCGGCAACGTAAGTTTATCGAGAAAGATAAATATTTTGTGCAAGTGGGTGATGATATTTACCCTCTAATGAATGGTGCCAACCTCAAAGAAATACCATTTTACTTTCTGGGTGATGCCGACGAACTGCCGTTGTTGATTGATTTGGTTGATTTGAATATCAGTCACTACATGACAACCGCTGACCTTGAGAACGGCTGTCACTTTACAGGTATTCCTCAACCTTGGCTTGCTGGTGTGCAATTACCGGATGGCGTGACTTTGTCAGTCGGTGGTGTTAATGCCTGGGTGTTTCCCGATCCACAAGCTAAAGCACAATATCTGGAGTTTTCGGGTCAAGGTCTAGGGTCATTGGAAAGACGTCTTGAACTAAAAGAAAAACAAATGGCATCGTTAGGCGCCCGTATGCTTTCGGATACTGTAGTTGCTGAGACAGCCACAGGGGCAAGTCTACGCAGTACGGGCGAGTTTAGCGTACTGGCTCAACTATCGGACAGAGTCGGCAAGGTCTTATCTCGCGCTTGTTCATTCATGCACCTATGGGCAGGATTGCCAGAGGTTGCTATTAAGCTAAACACTGACTACTTACCGGCACGCATGACGCCGCAAGAACTGCAGGCGTTAGTCGGGGCTTGGCAAGCTGGCGGTATATCTTCAATGACGTTATTCAATAACCTACAACAAGGTGAATTGATAGCCGCAGAAGTGACGTTTGAAGATGAACAAGCAAATATATTAGAGCAAGCACCTGTATTGGTTGCACCGGTGGTGCCAATTGCCGCTTAATAAAGTCTTATTTGATTCGACCATTGAGCTTCATTTAGACATGGAGCGCGTCGCTATTGAATCACGGGCAACCATTGTCAAGCTATTGCAGAACCTTGAGAAAGAGTTAATCGCAAAAGTAGCGGATGGCGTTTCGGACTGGAGCAAGGCGAGGATTGCCAAACAGCTTAGTGAAGCGGACGCAATCATCAGGCAGTATTACGATGATGCGGCAGGCATAGCGCGAGATACGACAACCAGCGTGGCGCAAGTATCAGCCAGTGCCACCGCAACCTCGTTGAGTGCGGCGGTAGGCGGTCAAGTAGCTATTGGTGTATTGCCGACAGCGGCTTATCTGGAAACCCTAGCCAGCAATGTCATTGTGCAAGGGGCAATTCAACGTGACTGGTGGAATAGACAGTCAGGTGATACCGCGTTTAAGTTTCAATCAGCCGTTCGTCAGGGTTTGGTCGGTGCTGAAACCACACCACAAATAGTTAAGCGTGTTCGTGATGTGATGGACTTGTCGAGACGTAACGCTGAGACGCTGGTTCATACGTCTGTTCAATCGGTCGCTAATACTTCAAGGATGAAAGTATTTGAAGATAACAGTGATGTTATCAGTGAATTTGAGTATTCCAGCAGTTTGGACAGAAAAACTTGCCCTACCTGTGG